CTACTGCCGATGCGGTGACAACACGGATCCTCAAAGAACTTTTATCGTAGTAATCCGGATAAATCGTAGAGTCACCAGTCTGTGTCGTGTTGGTTTCTGCAAGCATTTCAATGTATTGCCTGTCCTCCACGAAGGATATGCTGATGACATTCCATGTCTGCGAGTTCCACACAAGGCGAAAGTTCTCCGTATAGTCGGCATTGTATCGAAATGTGAACTTAGCCCTTGTGGATGGCATCTCAATAGCTGTTTGTACGCCTTCAGACCCCCCAAGCGAATCCACTTTCGCCCATCGAGTTCCGTATGCCCCCCAGGTATTAATAGCTTCGCCGTTAGCACCACGCGATACGGTAGGCGCTAACAGGTCAACTCTTTGATTTAAACTCCCTGGGTCTATCATTTAGGTATTCTCAAGTGTTGAGTGGTAAACCCTGTAAGGTGCGGCAAGCAAATGCCACATCTCACTGCGTTCTTTCAGCGTGTTTATGCGGTTATTATACATATCGCCAACGAGAAGTTTAACGGCGTGCTTCAGGGCATCCGGGCAAACGTCAGGCGATGTGTACCCTGTTACGAACTCAACAATAACGGCGTTGTTACGGTCGTCGTAAGTTTCAGGCCAGCTATCGGTAGGCTGTATGACACACGGTTCATCGTATACATTGTAGAAGTAGGACGATGCCGCCAAAGTCTGCAACGAATTTGACGCATCGTAATAAGTGATAGAAGTGATGGAAGCCACAGGCGAGAAAGGCAACACTATCCCGGCGGTCGGGAAGTCGCTCAGATAGAAATAGAAAGTGGCGGCAGTCAGCTTTCGATTCGTATATTCCTCAACTGCCTGCTGTGCCGCCGCCACGAGCGTATCTATGTAAGCGTCATTGGTTGCGTCTGTTACCTCTTCGCGCAGGTGCGTTTTTGCTTGCGCTGTCGTCAACAGGTTCGCCGTTGCCGCTGTCTTCGTGTGTAGCGATGTTTGTATCACGCCTCTTTACGTCTTTGATGTAACCAGCCCTTAGAAACCTTTGGTATAAGATGTCGTCCAGTTCCGTAACCTGCCCGGTACTCCAGGAGACTTCGTACCAGACGACATCTTTTGTAAATTCAACTAACATAAAGTCAGCATTAGGTATCCATCCTACGCAGGTACTTGACCGGGTTGTAGGTGGTAGCGTTAGGATTGATGAGTTCAGAGTCGAACCTCTGGATGGCGATGAAGCCAGTCCTGAGAACTTCGGCATACCTTTCTTCGAGACGGATCAGGCGTGTCGGTCCAGCATAACGGATCTTGAAGTTCTTGAAGTCACCGAGCAGCATGTGACGGCTGTTAGCGGAAACCACGTTGGTAGCCGTCAGTTCATTAGCAACCCAATAGGGGATGCCAAGCAGGGTGTTCGGCTCACCGGCTGCCATTGAAGGCTGCCACAGGGATTGACCAGTGGTGGCGGTAAGGCTCATCAAATCCCAAAGCTGAGACTGATGGAACATGAACCCTGAACCCGGAGATTTCATATAAGCCCAGTCAACAGTCTTAGCGAACTGGATGAGACGGGCGTATGTGATTGTGCAGTCGCCGGTGAGCAGACCTTTACCAGCGGCGCGGGCAAGACCCTGCGGTTTGCTTGAACCGTCAGCGGTCATAGCGGCTGTTGCAATGGCACGCCATAGACGAGTTCCGAGCAGGTTGCCAACGGCAGAGGCCAGGTCAAAGTCGGCATCCTCAAGGTCTTCATTGCTTACGTTCACACCCTGAGAAGAGTAGATGTAAGCGTCGAGTTGCTTATAGCCGAGGGTTAAAGCGTCGGAGTTGTCGAAGGCATCCGTACCGGCAGCTTCAAGCGCACCAGTGTAGGAGGTGTCGTCGATGGTAGGATAATTGAACTGCCGTCCAGAGCCGGTCTGGATTTCTTCGCAAGCCTCAAACCATCCAGCATAGTGCTTTTTGGCTTCTGTGATAGACTGTGCAACTCCGGTGGACTGAACGTATGTCGGGTTAGCAAGAAGACCAACAGCACGGAGTTCAATGGACTCGCTTGAGCCTTTGCCAACCGGCTTGATAAGGTTTCTCTGCTCGGTGTTCAATGCGCCTGAACCTTTACGCATCCACAGGTCGATAGTATTACCGACATTGTAGGCGCGCTCTTCCACGTTCCCAACTTTTTCACCCTTACCGTTAAATACGGGTTCATTAAGCTGAGAGCGCATATCTTTCATTTTCTCTAAAACGTCGATGTGGCTCTGAATTTCCTCCATCCTCTGATTGAGTTCGTTCCAGGTCTGATGCTCTTCAGCACTCATAGTCCTTTCTTCGGCCTCCACCAGCTTGCGCAGGTCTTCCATCTTGTACCACACTGCCCGTTTTTCCTTGTACCAATCAGTAGTGTTCATATTAATAAAAATTAGATGGTTGTTTGTTCGTCTTTAAATCTGTATTGTTCCCTTTTGAGGCGGAGGTCGCTTTCCTTCTGAGCCTTCTTTTCAGCCTCTTCTCCACGGGCGATCTTATCCTCAAATGTTTTATGTAGAGTCAGAGTCCCCTTGAGCCACCTTTGTTCGCGCTCACGCTTTACCTTTTCGAGTTCTGCGAGGTCGTCAATAACCTGGTTCTCATCGGTTATTCTTCTTTCATTCTCATCCTTTTCAAGCGACTCACCAGACAGAAGCCCAAGAACTCCACGAACAGTCATCTTCATAATGTCGTCTTCTGTGTACTTGTCGCCTAAAATTCTAAGGATATATTTTAATGCACGGTCATTCTGAACATTGATCTCGCGCTTTACAGCCGTTGGATTAGACGGTATGTTGACTATGCTCCATTCGACCAACTCATGCTCATCAGAGTATTTAGTCGGATTAGACCCCTTTTCACTTTCATTGCCTTCACCGTAACGGAAACCTTTTAATGGCTTAAAGCCAACTGATGCCGTTCTTAGACTTCCAAATAATACCTTCTGGAATATCTTTTCCGCTTGTGGATTGATTTCTGGTGGCTCGAAAGTTACGCGACCAATAAGGTTATCACCATCTACGAATACATCACTCTTCCCGATGATGTCATCAGGGTTGGGTGGCGTACACATATCACCATAAAGATTGTGCTGATAGCCAACAATGGGGTTGCGCTTATAATTGTTTAACCTCCATCCCTTGAGAAGCAATTTAGTCCCATGCCTGTCTTTTGTCTCGTTAGAGATGACAAACTCAACAGTCCTCGTTTCACGGACATCTGGCGCTAACGCCCTAATCTCACCGAAAATGTACTCTGTACTCATTTTCTTTATCCTCCATAAATTCAACATTTTGTGAAAGGTCGGCAAGCACTCTACCTTTTCGTAAGACTGCCGTGTTCAAAATCTTCTTTAGCGAATAGCCTTTTTTACTTTTCTTTATTTCAACTTCCATTTTGCTCGTCCTCATCATTAAGGTTATCGCTTGAACCTGGCGCACCACTATTAAGGTTATCGCCTGATTCTAAATTCTTTTCGCGCTCTTCGTCCGTAATCATGTTCATCGGAGTAAGGCGCTTATCACCGCCGGGCAGGTTGTTTAGGTTCTCCAAAGCACGAACCTCGTTGGCAAGCAGGTAGCCGTTCTGTATGCCCGTCATGTAGAACTGGGCGCGGGCGATGCTGTCAGCCCTCATCAAAGCGTTCATATTGAACTCCGTATAAAACTCAGGCGAGTTGCCAAGCAGTTTCCAGTTAAATTCCTGTTCGTATATCCTCGTGCGAGGGCGCAGGTTCATCATCTGGAACTGCAAGAACTGATGCTCGATGTTGGAGAAAGTCGAGTGCTGGTTGTTGTTCAGCATGAACTCAGGCAGGTTGAACCATCGAGCCACATCCTGAACGCTGAACGTCCTGTTCTCAAGGAATTGGGCTTGCTGCGGAGGGATGCTGAGTAAGTACACCTTCACGCCCTCTTCAACAACAAGCGATGGACGTTTCTTTAACTCATCCTCAAACGCACCCTGTAACTTGGCTTTGGCATTTGCGCCGATAGCCTGTGGGTGTGACAGCACGACTTTGGATGTCATGCCTTCCGAGTAGAACTTGTTGGATGTTTTCTGAGCCGCCAGACCTCCGTAAAGGCTTTCAGCCGCAAGTGCTATGACACCAACCCCTGTAACACCGTTCTGAGATACGTTCTTAACGTGGATCACATCTTCGTGTGATACGTTCTTCAGTTCGTATGACCCGCTCTCATCCTTGAACCAGTACCTTAACTCGCGGTTGTTATAAAGTTTAACCTCCACCAGGTCCGGATGAAACCACCGCAATGCGGTAGGCATCTTCAGCTTGTCGCGTATGATGTATGAGTAGCCGTTACCGTAGATGAGCCTCGAAGTTTCCATAAGTTGAAACCACTGGCTTGGAGTCATCATTAAGTTCGGTGAGGTATGGAGAAGGAAACGTACCTGGTGTTCGTATCTGTCAGTTCTATCAACAGGCACACGCCCTTGCTCGGTGCGTTTGTAAACCTCAAGCGGTATGTTAAGTGAGTCGCAAAGTATATTGATGGCCTGATAGACGGGTGCAAGCTGGAAGGCGTTAGCCTCATCAACCTTTCCGCCTGTTTCCGCACCGTAGAGTGCGTTGAAAAGTTCACCAGGCACGTTGACACCGCCAACGGCACGTTTTTCCAGTTCGGCTATCTTAGCCTCTAACTGTTTAACCTTACTGTCCGTGATACGGAAAGGCCAACGAAATTCAACAGCCATACCTTGCGCTCAGTTTGCACAATGATACAACCGTCAATTAGGTTTTTATTGAAAATAGGGTAACTTTGGGGTTACTTTATAGTAACTAAATATTTAGTTTGAAAGGCTCGAATACTTCTGCAAACACACCTCCATTTTCCAACCCGTAGTAAATGGCTGTGGATCTTATCGCTTGCTCTGTTATCCACTTATTACCTGCTTTCTGTTGAGAACGATAACTTTTGAGTGATGCGAGTTTATCCGTTAAGTTTTCATCGGTGAGTTCTGAGTAAACGGACGGGTTCACGTTGCATTTCTGATTCGGATAAAGATAGTAGATAATTTCGGTTGCTGACGATCCCCATACATCTCTCGTTAGTTCGGAGATAAGACGATGATCCTGGTGTGCTGCATTAGGATGAGGGCAGTAAACCCTATCGTAACCTTTCTGCTTGTCTTCCCAAAGAACATTGCGTATTTCGTGCCGGTAGTCATCCATAGTCCTATGTTTGTAGGATAAAAGATACCATGAACTTACGCCTAAAGACTCCATCGACTTTTTTATCTCATTGCGAACCATATATATGTCGCATTCGGAGAAAAACAGAACCTTAACATCGTTGTTTTCTGTCAACCTGCTTATAGTGCCTCCCATACACATTTCAGCAATGAACGGATGCGGTGAAAGTATTAATATTCTCATCTTGCTACTTGTGTATAATTTCCCCAAAACTGGTTCTGTAATTTCTCTATGTATTCAAACCTGTAAAGTTTAGTTTCCTGATCCGTCTGCCAGTACACTCCCGACTTCTGCTCACCGTGCAGTCGGTAGTAGTACACAACCTCCGGCGTATAGGCAAAGCGGCATCCGGCTTCTGCAAGGCGAAGACTAACCTCGTACTCCTCTGCCGTCCACATTCTTTCGTTAAAAGGCTGGTCGGTCAGCGCACTGATGGCACGCAGGGCTGTTGCCTTATATAGCAACGTGCCGCCATGAAGTGTGTTCTCAAGCGCAAGATGGTGAACCGACTTAGGTATGCGCGACTTGTAAACCATCGTGTTAGTGCCGTCAAGGTCAAAGTTCATAGCATCGGCGCATACTACATCATAGTCGGCTTCTTTCGCCTTTTCGTAAAGGTAGTGTAAGCATCCGCTGGCAAGCCTGTCATCTTCGGCAAGTATTTTGATGTATTCACCTTTGGCCTTCTTAAACCCGTCGTTGAAGTTCTTACTGAGCATCCAGTCGCCTTGCTGAACGATGATCTCATAGTCTTCATTCAGGATGAAATTATCCTGGCGTTCT